CAATTGCAGAAGGGCTTGGTAAAACCACTGGCGAATTACGTAAGATGGCCGGGGAAGGTAAACTCACCACTGACATTGTAATTCCTGCACTGAAAACTGGCTTAGCAAAGGTAAACGAAGAGTACGATAAGCTCCCCAAGACCATCCGTTAGAGAGATCAAGTCTTTCTGTGACACGTTCAGTGTTCTGGTTGATCGGGCAAGACCGAAGTAAATTTCAGTGTTGTCCTTAATTCTTGTTCCGGCAAGTTGTGAATTCTTGTACAATTCTTGCTGTACATAATTCAGTTCACCGCTAGTAGAGGTCACTAGACGCAATCTAGCAGAAAGCTCAGTCATGCTGTCAGCGGCCTTAATCAGGTCAGTGACCACTTGCTGTAGACCAAACCCTGCAAACCCTACAGTCATGATGCTTTGGAGCCCTTGAGATAGTGCGTGGAGACTGGTCATCCCTTGCTGTTGTGCCTTGAGTGATCTCTCAGCAGCAGCCTGTTCCCTCAGATGCATCTTCTCGGCAAACGCAGCAGTGCGTTCACGGATAGCCATGATCTGGGCATTACTTCTTTCAGTAAGCTGTTCACTCTTACTAGAGGCTTTCTGTGCCTCAAGCGACATGCGCTGCTCTGCACGGGCGTTGTCAGTGATACGCTTTTCACGTTCTTTCTGGTGGATAGCTGAAACACTTGAAGCAGAGCGTTTCTCTGCCTCTTCAATTCTTTGTAGGCTAGTTTCTCTCGCTACTCTTACTTTAGAGTCAGCGTCTAGTCTAATCTTTGCAAGCTCTTTTTCAGACTTCTCAGAAATCTTCTGGATGTCGTCATTAATCTTGCTTGTGTACGTCTTACGTCTCTCTTCAAATTGAGAGACAAGTTGTTCTCTAGCGGCAGAAGATTTTGCTTCGACAGTGAGTTGCCTGTTGGCCTCGTTCTCTGCAATTGTTCTGCGCTTCTCAGCTTCCCTGTTCCGTACCTCAGTGGTGTACGTCTCTTGTTTTTCTTTTGCACGGGCCAGGGACTGATCTGCTGCTTTCTGCTTCTCTGCTAAAGCGATTTGCCTATCCGCTGCCTTGTCAAGTTGGCGAGTGTCTACAGAGAAAGCTACGGGAGAGGAAGCCTTTTTCTCAGCCTTTTCCATCATTACAATCAGCTTGTCTAGGCCGCGTAGGGTTTCTTGAATACCCTTTTCTTCAACTACTACACCTAGACGGGAAATAGCGTCTGTCATCTTCCTCTCCTAATTGACCCTACCTATTTTACTTTCTTTGCCAACTTCTTGTTGACTTTGTTTAGGTAGAGAATGTCGATCTGTTTTAGAATATCAACTTCATCTGATGTAAGCTCAATCCCACCAAGGTTGAGATAAGACTCAATCTCCTGGTATGTAATCGGGTTAGGCCCAAATCCATTGCTTGACCGTGTGGCACTGAGGTGTGTAAACACTACCCATACATGGAATAGTGAATATGGACACTCACTTGATTGTAATCTGTGTAACTCTGGTGGAACTACACCAGTAGCTTCATAAACAGAGATCAAGTGGTCAAGTGTGGAAGCTCCCTGCTCATCAAGCATTGAGTCGATTTCTAATTCAACCCACTCAATTAGCTCTCGCCAATCTCCACGTTTCCCACCATCTCAACCAGGTTGTAGATTTGTGCAATCACTTGGGTACCGATTACAGGGAATTCTGTATACACTGCAAATGCGTTCTCGTTACTGAACTCAAGCTCTTTACCGTCAAGCTCCATGCCAGTCCAGCCAGTGGTGCAATGTGCGGCAAGCTGGGAATACAACTTATCCTTGTCTTCGCTGGATAGCTCTTTACCACGTTTCTTCGCATTCTCAATCTTGCCATCTACAACAGCCTTGTGCTTTTTAAACGTAGCACTCTCTGCACCAACCACGCTGATGGCTACACCAATTGGTTGACCATCCCACATTACATCGAAAGTGAGGCCCTTTTCAGAAGCTGCCTTGGTGTCCAGTTTACGAATATCGAAAGCCATGTTTTAATCCTTTTCATTAGAAAGTCCCCTCCTAAACGGAGGGAACGTAGAAGTTAAATTGTTTCTGTATTACAGAGTAAAGTCTTGCAGCACCATGGTAGTACGATGCAGAGGACCGGTGCCGGTGTACAGTAGGGCAGTGAATGGGACTGTTTGGATGATGCCGCCTACCTCTTTGTCGTCCTTGCTTGCACCGCCAAGCTTTACACGGGGCAGAGTAAACAACATACCCTCCAGACCATCGCCTTCCATTTTCATGGTAATGGTGAGTTCATCTTCACCACGGAAATGTTCCCACAGGTCATTGTTCTCAAAGTAGGCGGTGAATTGACCACTTACAGTGAAACGGCCAAGGAATACATCCGGAGTCTGACGATCACCAATTACTTGACCAGTTTCCATATTACCAGTCTGATCTACAGTGAGGCCGGTTACGGTGGCAATACGTTGTCCGCCAATGAACAGGCTACCCTTAGTACCAGCAAGGACGCTGGTAAGGGTATCTACTGCCGGATTGATGAAATACGGGCCAGTGTTTGATTCAGCAGCTCTGCCCATCAGACCGAATGTGACCGTGGCCATCGCGTTAGGCGCGAAGTTGAATCCAATCGTACTGATCTTATTACCTGTGTATACCTCACTGGTATTGATAGTTTCGTAATATTTCTCAATAGTGAAGCTATCGTTAGTTCTACCAGACAACGGAACAATCAGCAATTTACCAGAAGTGGCAATGGTGATGGATGCACCAGCAGCTTCGTTCACGAAAGGCTGAGCAATCGTGTTCTCAATATTTACTTGCACAGTAAGTTCAAGTGCAGTAACATCACTGATAACAAATCTACCGACGTTTTCAGGATTAGCAGAGCCGCTTACATCTACAGCAGTTCCGATCTTAAAACTGTCAGCGATAAACGACCCAGCAGTGCGGACCAGTTTATTAGGCGCAACAAACTCAATGTCAGTGGATGCAGCAATCGAAGCGCCAGCGAACCAAGGGCCACGGAAAGCGGCAGCAAACAAGTCTTGGTAAGTACCACAAGACAACTCAGCGTTTAGCGTGCCAGAGATATTGTCACTACCAAGACGCATATCTTGGGTCTGGGCAGTGGAGATAATTTCAGCAGACTCAAACGTGTCTCGAGCAAGGTCCAATGTTACAGTAGTACGACGGGTGAGTTTGCCGGTGGAGGCGAGAGGCTTGACACCCCAAGTAGTTTCTTTACCGATGGTTAGCCGGGTTTCTACGCCAGAAGGAATTGGCATATATTCTCCTATAGAAGAATGGAATTATCTGAACACTTCCATCCTGTAATCAATTGATATGTGCATAACATACCATCCATTTTGAACTGAAGCAGAAGTGCTGCTCGGTGTAGAGTCAACGTTCAACCACTTACCATTCTTCTCAAAACTTCTACCTCTGTAGAAGAAATTCTCAATACTATCTTTTGTAGCCTCAATCTTTGTACTCCCCCCGTTCACAGGGAAATTGAGACTGACTTGGAATATTCCAGTCTTACGGCTGTGTTTATCACCAATTGATGGGTCTTCTGTCTTAGCAGGAAGGACATAACACTGTGCGTAAGGAACACCAACTTTAGGTGTAAAGGATACGTTCTGAAACGCTATAAGCAGCTTCGGTGACAAGCTATCGCACACTACCTTCAACTGTGATTCCAGAACTTGACGGATAATAGAATCACTCATACAACAGCGTCCTTCACGTTGATTCGTAACATACCAGCAGGGGCTTGAGCTGAGAAAGGTGCAGCAGGGTTTGTGTATAGAGGATTACCGTACTCAAGACCGATTGCATAGTCCACGTTATTGTAGAAATACACGATCTTGTTCTTTGCAAAGTAATCCTTAGTCAGGACACTCATCACTTCCTGAATTGCAGCATCTTTCCCATTTCTTTGAATTTCTGCTGTGGGTGGTGACGGTGAAGTTCTCCAGTTTCCTGCAGCATGCCCGGAATCTACAGGAGTGCCTGAAATCACTTTCGTGAACAATGAGGTACACGCCTGTGAAGATGACTCTAGAATCTCTTGCCTAACAGTGTCTGCCCATTTTCGAGCC